GAACTTAATATAGTCCGACAGGCTCTACGCGCTGAACGAGATAGAATGGTGAAGCAAGGCTATGCCAACCTCGCCAAACTTGCTGATGAAACCTCTAGTAAAATAGCGGATGCGGTGCTTGACAAATATCAAGTTTCGGTATAGAATAGTTCTACTTAGGCACAAGGTGTGTCTAATATGTTATCCGTTTAAACGGATAGATTGGAATGTGTTATGGACATAGATGATGGTGTTACACTTGTTGAATGCAACAATTGTGGCACCGACCTAACAGATAGCGAGCCTTTCGAGTCTAGTTACGGAAATCTCATAATCTGCCATGATTGCGTCACCATTTGCGAGCGTTGCGAAGATGTATTTGCAAATGATGACGATATGTATACTGTAGATGGTAACGATAGATGGTGTCGTGACTGTACAGAGTATGCAGCCCATTGGTGCGACCATTGCGAAGAATGGAGTACTGAATCATCGGCGTGGGTTACGGACCGAGGCAGTTATTGGTGTCAAGGATGCGCAGATAACTATGCTGCCTTCTGCGATGAATGTGACAATTACTATGCAGATGGCTGTACGGAATGTGGTACGCGTGTCATTCACGATTACTCATACCGACCAGACCCTATCTTCCATAGCACCGACAGGGATGCACGTCTATACTTTGGTATAGAAGTAGAGGTCGAGTCTCCACGTAGGTATGGTGAGTCATCAGAGTATGCTTCTCAACTAGAACCACTAGAACTTGCATACCTTAAGCATGACGGCTCACTTAATTGTGGCTTCGAGATAGTCACACATCCTATGACTCATGACTTCTATCATAATGAGGCGCATGAACTATGGTCTGTACTAGAAGGCTTGCGTACCGAGTTTGCCGTCAAGTCATGGGATACTCAAACGTGTGGTGTGCATATACATATCTCACGTTCAGGGTTCAATGGTGGTCCACATATGCACCGCTTCCTTAACCTTGTGTATAGCAATCAACACTTCTTCGAGTCTATTGCAGGTCGTTCCTCTAGCCGTTGGGCTAAGTTCGATGATGTTATGCAATCGAAGTGGATGGGTACGCGAGATGAGCAAGGGTTGCGAGAATACACCCAGTTTCGTTCATTCAAGGACAAGTTAGATAACAATCGAAGTAGTGACCGCTACTCCGCAGTCAATACCCAAAATACCCACACACTAGAGATGCGTATCTTCCGAGGTACAGTCAAAGGTGACACTATCAAATCATATTTAGACTTAGCGCATGCCAGCGTTGAGTACACACGCACCCTTAGCGTTAAGCAATTAGTCGATGGCGCTATGTCTACTCATAAATTCATCGACTATATTTATTCCAATCCAGAACTATATCATGTACTCATAGAGCGTATGGAACGCCTTATGGATGTAAATAGCATCCGTTTAAACGGACAGAAAGTGAGCAACTAGCATGTGTCTACTCGTCGTAGCATCACCCACATCCACACCTAAGAAGAAAGATTTAGAGTGTGCATCATGTAATAACCCGCATGGCTTCGGCTTTGCAGTCATTACACCTAACGGCATTGTCACAGGTCGTGGCATGTCTGCCAAGAAAGTAATCAAGCGATTCCTAGAAGTGCGCAAGGAATTCCCTAACAGTTGGGCTATGTTCCACGCACGCTATGCAACGCATGGTGTCAAGAATGAGGATAACTGCCATCCATTCAAGGTGCCTAGCGATGGAAACTATGACACCTACCTTGCACACAACGGTATCCTTGACATCAAGATTAGTGCTGGCGATAAGCGTAGCGATACGCGTGTATTCGCAGAAGATACATTACCCGCTATGGGTGGTGTGTCCGCACTAGATGATGACCATGTATGGAATATGGTATCCAAGTGGTCGCTGGGTAGCAAGATTGTAGTATTCACTCTTGACCCTAACGCTAAGGAGCAATGCTATATCGTCAATGAAGATGCAGGTCATTGGGATAACGATGGCATGTGGTGGTCCAACAATGGCTACAAGCCTTATGTCCCATTGCCAGCGTATACATGGGCAAGTTCCACCAAGTGGACTCCAATAGGCAGCGAGAAGGAAGCAGAAGTATGCGGTGCTGGTGACATATTCGAGAAGTACGAGTGCCAAGCCTGCCTATCTATCGCCTTTGAGGATGCCAATCCTTACTACTGCGAGAACTGCTTGACATGTTATGACTGCGAAGGTACGCACCAAGATACATGCCTATGCTGGTCGCCAGAGAAAGATAGGTATCGCGCATCCAAGCACACCAGCGCTTGGTACTATGATAAGGAGTTCGACTTTGGTAAGTAATCTTATCCGTTCAAACGGACAGGAAATTTTTCCGACACAAACAAATCTAGAGAAAGGAAAGCCATGACAACAGAACAGCGAGAGCAACTTCGTGAAGTACTTATCGACTATCTAGAGGTTCTTACATCTAGTAGTGGTATCATGAAATCAGAATACGAGTACAAGCACAGTCAAAAAATAGCACAAGTCCGATTACTACTAAGAGAGGTGGCATAGTGAGTAAACCAATACCGCAAGGTGATACGGCTCAATATGATGCAGAGGTAACAGTTACCTTTTATTTTAGCGTCGAGGCAGAAGATGATATACAGGCAGAGACTATCGCCACCTATGAGTGGCAAGACAATCTGTATCATGGAGAAATCTATAAGGTGAAGGTAGAAATCATTGAGGAAGACAATGACGAGTATGAGGGTGAAGGAGATGAAGAAATTGCATAGATACATAGTTGATGTACATCATAGAGATAGGTACGAATTCGACTCAAGCATGGGCGGAGCAGACGATGCTATCAAGATAGCCAAGAACTGTGCCATGGATAACTATGGTCCTGCGTATGTCGATAGGGCTACCTTCGACGTAATACGAGTAGATATACCGACAATCGGTGACATGTCTGATACGGGAACAGAAGGTGCATGATGAAAGACCCATTATGGATGGAAGGCAACGACCTAGATGAAGATGAGGAGGAATACGAAGATGACCCAGACAGTCAGCACGACGCATGGTTTGAAGATTGAGCCGTTGACAGGTAAGTGTACCAATCATGATAACCCCGACCTATGGCAACCAGAATTCCCTAATGGTCGACCGAGCATGCGTGCGTTGGATACACTTGTCAAGCGTATCAACATAGCCAAACGTATCTGCGATACATGTCCATCTAAGCAGAGATGTCTGGAAGAAGGTAGTAGTGAAAAAGATTTGCCATTCGGTATCTGGGGTGGTAAACTTGCTGGCGAGAGAATACTCGCATTAGGTCATGTACGTAGTGACTTTGCTAAACAGTCCGACCTTGGTCGTGCCATGGACTTTCATGAGCGCGTCAAGCCATATCTGGAGGAGGCAAGTGAATGAAGAAACTTACTTTACTACTGATTGGTTTATTCATGCTAACTGGAGTATTACAAGTAAAAGATGCGCCGAAACGTGAGGTGCATGTATGGACAGAGTTAGATAGCAAGGCTTATGCTAAAGATTCTGTCATGGCATGGGCTGGTAAACAGTACGGATGCTTGGGTCGTCTATGGGGTAGGGAATCCGCATGGAAGCACGATGCATACAATCCAGTCAAGGTAATGGGTAAGAACGCTGGTGGCATACCGCAACTACTGGGTCTATCACCAACTACCCCGCCAACACTACAGATAGACAGAGGTCTGTCATACATTCAGCACAGGTATATTACGCCATGCAAGGCATGGGCGTTCCATGAGAAGAATGGGTGGTACTAATGAGACAGTTCAGCGAAATGGCTTACAAGGAGCCACCTCGTATAGCAAAGATAAAGGATACCATAGTCAGTTTCGGTTATGGTAAGGTTGAGGCGCGTAGGATTGCATACGAGATTACTAGAAATCTAGATAACTATCTAGCAATCATGGAACGTGGTATCCGTTTAAACGGACAGCAACGTTCTGCGCCAACACAAACTCCATACTGGCAGGCTCGCAATGGCTAGTTATGAGTACAGTTGTAATAATGATTCATTCAAGGTAACTATACAGCGTGGTATGACAGAAGATGAAATCATACCAATGTGCGACGATTGCAATGAGCCTATGCGTCGAGTGTATAGCGCACCGCCAGTTAAGTTCAATGGTACTGGATTTTATTCGACAGGAGGATAAATGACAGAAGAAGAACTGCAAGCAATACGCAACGCTGTAGTAGAAGCATGCGACAGCGTGTTAGAGAACTACGATTGGGATAAAGCATTCATCAAGTATCTGGAGGGACGATGAAAGATAGCAACTGGGACTTAGACCTCAGAGATGGTCTAGCGGGGGAGAGTAAGGTCGCCGACCTGCTCTCTCTTGATACGCTGGAAGTTAAGACTGATAGGCGCTGGCGCGAGACAGGCAACATCTATATCGAGACAGAGTGTTGGTATCAGGTATCACAAGCATGGGAACCATCAGGTATCCGTGTCACCAAGGCTACTCATTGGGCATATGTATTAGAAGATTCAGTAATCATTGTGCCTACCTATCGCATCCGAGAAATGCTATGGGGAGATAAGGTGCGACCTATAACATGCAACATCCCCCCGAATCCATCGAGAGGATACCTTGTGACTCCTGGGACTTTACTGGAGTACGTCAGAGATGCACATAACTATGAGATACAAGAACATAATGAATACGAAAGAGAGAAATATGGATAAAGAAGCCCTAGAGGGGGCGCTCTATATCGCTATTATCATCTTTGTTGTTATCTTCATTATCCCGCCCATCATCAGGGTTATCCTTGTCTAAGAATGGACGATAGCCACCAAGTCTAGTGATAAGTTTCTTGATTGCTCTATTGTGGCGCATACGCGCTGCATCATCACTAGATAGTTCTAGTTCCTTAGCAATAGAACCATAATCCAGGGAGTCAATGTACTTATAATATAGAATAAATTTATCTTCTGTATTAAGTTTCTCGTATGCTGCTCGCACTTCGACCATCATCGCCATCATGTTACCACCTTCTGATGGTGCTGGTGGTCGTCCTGGCATTCCAAGGTTTAACTTAGGTGCATCAGCCAAGTCACCACGCAATACTGCTGGCAACATAGCCTCAATCATTACTGGTTCATAGTAAAATAAATCTGATGTCTCATAGCCAATTGACTTGGCTTTCCACAATTGACAATAGTCTAGGGCTTGGTTGCGTAATGAACGATACAATAAGTTCTTAGCATCCTTCTCGCCCAACGCTTCCCATTCAGTTAACTTACGTGGATGTGCAACGAACCACTCGTAGAGTGACTGCTTGATGTCCTCTAACTCAACCATGTTGTACTTCTTGTGATACTCAGAAGCAACATTGACTACGATGTAGTCCCAAGGTTCTATACGTTGCCAGTTCACTCTAACTCCTTCTCAATGGTTTGAATAATCTCTTTAACTGGTACACAACAGATACTTTTTTGTTCCAAGAAGTGACACAGTTGGACTACTGCTTTGAGAGCCCTATGTTGATTATTGAATCCAGCAAGGTCTAGTTGCGTTCCGCCTTCTTCTTCATAAAAGACTGAATCTATTTTGACTAGCAACTCTTCGCGTGTCATCGACCCCACACCTTACCTTCTACAATGAACGAGCCATCACGTTGGATTGGGATAGTTACTGGCACTACTGTGCGACCATCAACGTAGAGCATGCCGAAGCCTTGCTGCCACGTGAACAATCCACCCTTAATATACTTTGCCTCTTTATATTTCATGAGGTTTCCAACTTCCATACCCCATACAGTTTGAGGAGAAGACGAACCATATGCTTGCGTATGATGTGATAAACCCATGCGGTGCGTGTGACCACACACGACTGACTTGCCTGTACGCATTGCTAAACCGAGGGCTGTAAGCCCACCGATTGACTTCATTGAACCTTCATCGCCATGCATAAGCAACCAGTTAGGTGCTAATTCATAAGGCTTCTCATGATATGTAGCACCGATGTCTGGTAGGCGTAAGAACTGTGGCAAATCCAACTCAGGTAGCCCGAGTAACCCTGGTGCTCGCATCATAACTGTGTTATACAAACGGTCCGTGTGGTTTGACCGAATGATATGCTTGACCTTGAGAGACTCGAGTACCCGAGTTGTTTCGTCTCTATCCCGTCCGATAGAACGTTCATATTCAAGGGGAGTCCCCTTCGACCACTTACTAATGGTCTGCATATCCATTTCATCACCAACGCTTACTACTTCGGTTGGCTTGTACGCTTTGATAAACTTAGATAGATTCTCTACTGCTCGCTTATCGTGGTATGGGATTTGCAAATCGGATACACAGACTATAGTTTTCATGGCTTCTTTTTCGCTACCTTCTTAGTAGTTTTCTTAGCACGACGCTTGTTTTCAATCCCGACATTCTTCTTCTTGCTAATTACGCGAAGGTTGGAGATGCGGTCGTCACCTGCTCGACCCTTGTTATTCATGTGGTCTACTTCTGAATCTCTAGGTAACGTCTTTCCAGTAGCATCTTCGTAGTCCTTACGAGCCTTGTTAGTTGACGTTGTAGTGGTACTTCCGTCCTTCTTCTTACGCTTGATAACGTAGATAGGTCGTCCACCATTAGCCTTGCTTCCTTTATATGGTCCGAATATCTTCATCCCATTGTCCTCTCAGTACGAGCAATCCAATGATTGCATAGTTAGCCATATCTTTAAACGAGTCTTCGAGTGACTCATGCTGTGGTGTTGCTTTGTTGTCTACTAGGTTGTTAATGCGTGCAAACTTGTCCCACATGCGTACACGTAGTCCGTTGAGCGGACCACCTGGGCTATCGGATATATTCTTGGGACCGTAGTCGTTGTGCTTGCTCATGAGTAACGTCCCCAACTCATATAAGGTATCATTTACATTCTCAGCCAGATTCATTGTTCTCCTCTAATAGTTGTTGTAACTCTTCATCTACGTTGTACATATGCTGTGATACTATCGCTTCTTCTACGAATTCTCTCATCGCACTCGGATTATTCTCCGCTGCAAACAATGTTCCGTAGGTATTCTGAACTATCTCGCGCACTTGCTTACTGTCACGTGCTTGGTCATAGAGGAGTCGAAGTAGTGACCCCACCATCAATTTGTAACCATTGGGCAAGATGAGTGCGGGGTCGAAGACCTCTTCACCGCTTTCTTCTGTGAGGTGGTCGCATGCTTCAAAGATATTTTTAAAACGTGTACCGCATACAGGGCATGGTTCAATCTTCATAGTCTTGGTTCAGTCCTATCTTTTTCTTGATGTAATCTGAGCCGTACTTGACATAGCATGAGTTAACGTCCTCGCCGTCTTCCATCGAGATGATAGTAACTGGGAGTTCTTTAGATAACCCTGTGGCAAACTCTTTTCCTGGTTGGTCTCCGTCTGCAAAGACAAAGATTCGCTCAAAGTCGGCAAGAAGTCTAGTGTAGTGTTTCTTCCACGAATTCGCACCAGGTACACCAACGCAAGGAATCCCAACAAGGGCTGAAAGAGTGAGAGTATCGAGTTCACCTTCGCAAACACCAATCCAATCACCCGCTCTCTCGATGTCGGTTACGTTGTACATCTTGGTCTCTGCACCTGTCATACCCATATACTTGGGTTCAACTGCTGGGTCTAGAGACCTGAATCTTAAATCAACTACGCCTGTCTTGGTGATGTAAGGGATAGATAGTCTGCCCTTGTACTGCTCATGCCCTGCCTCAGGCTCCCAGACTACGCCTAATCGTGCTCCCAGAGCCACCTCTCGAGTTATTCCCCTGCTTTCGAGGTAATCTCCCGCCAGATGTATACTCTCCGCGTACTTGTATGCTGCTTTTGCCAGTAAATCCTTCTGCGATTGACTTTGCTTCACGTATATCGCACCTTTCCTGTTTAGCAATTATTTGAATGCTATTGCCTTGCATACCACACGCGAAGCAATTAAAGATATTATTTCTTGTATTAAAACTTGCACTTGCGTGGGAGTCGTTATGGAACGGACACTTGATATTGACTTGCCCACTTGCTCGTATGATGTTGGCACCATAGTGCTTCAACACTTCTACAATATCTGGTAGGTCATCAGTCATCACCAAAGACATCTCCTAATCTAAGAACTAAGTATGAATCTGATATTGATTTTCCTCGGGCTTTGATGAGTACTGCTGCGAGTATTTCGTTTCTTCCCAAGCCACGCGCCTCGGCGAAATGGGTGGCTTCCAGTTGTGCTTCTCTTGTCCAGCCACTAAGGTCGATGGCATTCCCAGACCCTGGCGCTTTACATTCGATAATCCCAATTGAACCAAGGAAGTCCGAGCGGATAACAACGTCTCCCTCATCTTTTGCACCTGTTCGAGCAAGTCGTTCAGCGTCGTATCCATTTGCTCGAAACCAGTCTTTGGTGTCGGTTTCATATGTTGCCCCTCTGGCTTTATGTGATTTTCTAGTTGTCATGAGTTCTCTGGTATATCTTCAATGTACATGTACTCTGGATTAAATGCTAACCACGTCATTAATGTTCCGTTCTGGTCCGCTCTTCCATAACGATTCTTGACTGTTGCCACGCCCATCGATGTGCCAACAGTTCCGAGCGTACATATGAGAGCAGGGAGTTGGGAGACCTTACCTTGGATAGCGGAGCGTGGTTGACAAGGATTGCCCTGAATTGCCTCCGAAGTGTGGTGAAGCACAACAATTGCAGCATTAGTCGCTCTCGCAAGATATTTTAACTCCTTCATTATGGCTCGCATTGATGCGAACTCTTCGCCACCATCTGTGGCTACATCCATTAGGTTATCAAGCACAATCATTGATGGAGAGCATCCCCAAAGTTCTTCAAATGCTTGTACTTCTTCAACAATATCTTCAAGTGTTGGCGACGATTCAAACGACCAGACTATATGACTTCCTCTTTGGAGGACTGCCTTAGTCCAACCAATATCAGTATTAAGTTTCTGCTCAACCTCGCTCTGGCTCTTACCAGAAATCATAGATGCTAAACGCATAGCCATAGTATGAGCGTTAGTATCTGCTGATATGTACAATGTTGGTACATTAGTTTTGAGAGCGAGCGCAAGGGCAAGTGTTGATTTACCCGCCCCTGGCGCTGCTGCAAACATTGAAACTTCTGAACGACGTATTACAATCTGGTTCTGTGAGAACGCTTTAAAACAACTAGGAAGGGGTTCTCCGCCAATCGATGCTCTACCTACTGAACGTACCAGAGTTCTCATGTGCTCCCCTTCTTAGTTGCTTAAAACGGAATTGCTTCGTCTATTAGTTGACTGGCTTGCATTGGTCCGCGCCCTGAGGCATCGGACAGACCCACATTGCGTAAGGATTTCCCGTCTTGCTGGAGATTCCCGACTTGTACTTGCGAGGTCCGTGTGTACATGTTGGACCCCCCTGAACTGGGGCTGGTGCTGAGGAACTTGGTGGAACCTGAGCCTGGGGCGGTGCTGAGTAAGGCGGAGGCGTTGTGCCTGTAGTGATAGGCGCTGTCGACAGGGGGGCTAGTGTACCCGCCTGAGACAATTGCTTCTGCGTTGCATGAATCTGAGTGGAGTAATCTCCAATGTTTTCTAGCAATACGCTAAGTTCATCTGCTGAGTTAGCGCGGATGTTGATTAGGTCTCCAGTTGACAACTTATAGGAGACTTGTAACTTCCAGTCTTCTGCCATTTATTTATCCTTCTTTGCTGAGAACTGACAGAACTCGGTGAGCCCACAGAGATACTGACAGTTATTGGTGTTAGGTAAGAATATACCTGCCTGCCTTGCTTTGTCAAATTGTTTAATGAGATACTCCATCTTATCGAAGGTGTATTCCGATAGGTCGACCATCTCTGAGGTAGAGTTGCCACGTGCCATGTAGTAGTTACCCCACTTGACCTCGACACCGAACGTCTGCTCAATACCCAACTTGTAGAAGCCCAACTGTAGGCTACTGCTAGGGGTCTGTTGAGATGTCTTGAGGTCACAGATGACCAGTTGACCATCAACCTCAAACACTCGGTCGATAATCATCTTGACAGGAACGCCAGAAACGACTGGTGTTAGCGCAAGTTCAATCCCTGGATTGCCATCTGGCGCTTGCCAAATCTTCCAGTTAGGATTATGTTGTCGCCATGCAATGTAGCCCTCGACCCACTTGGGTCCCTGTGACTGCCAGAAGTTCTGGTCTTCCTTGTTGGGGTTAGCCTTGGTTGCTCGACCCCCAACACGTGCGTTGGTTAGGTCAATGTCACCTTTGGATTCAGTCCAAGCCGTATCCCATAATTGCTGGACGTTGCTCATAGGGTCTCCTTGTCGTAGTTTTCGCAAGCAAGGTGGAATGCAGAGCCACCAACCGACCATACGGATGGGGCTTCTTGCAAGTTGAGTAGTCTACCTAGGTAATATTGGTAGCCACAGGTCATGTAGGTGCTAAACGCAGAGTAGGACATGTGCTCTGGTAGCGTATATTCTTCTAGTTGGATTGACATAACTGGAGTATAAGGGTTACTGGTTGGTAATGTCAAATAGATATATCCAACACAAACTATTTGGAGACTCTGGAAG